TACAGCACCATCAACTAGTTCTGCCGAGTCAACTGAGTTTGTTGCTAGTGTTCCAGCATCGACTGTACCGTCTGGCAATCCGCCGACAGCTAATCCTGTTACTGTGCCTGAACCATTAATTACTATTGCCATTCGTTACTCCTATAATGCTTGTGCGTCTATCATCTCTTGATACGCTGTCTTTACTTCTGAAGTCCAAGTCGCATTTGCTACTGCCTGTACTCTAGCATCTTCACCGCTAATGTCTGTGTCTGCCCAAGAGTCACCTGTCTTAGTGCTAGGCTCTACAACGTGTCTATGGAATGATGATGACAATACTGCTCCATCTTCCTTGACTCTTGTTGCTGTGCGTACTTGCACTTGCCCCATCTCTAATACTTCAATCTTGTCTACTATTATTTCTTTTGTTAATGCCATTGCATTCTCCTGTTGTTAAATGTCCGTTCTAAGAATCCACTTAGAATAATTAAGAATCTGTGTAATAAAAACCACTTACCATTGCATATTTAGTTCCATTAACAAAAGCCTCATTGGATGTTGCGTTATAAGTAACAAATTGCATTTTTGTACCAGATGACTCAAAATGTCCACCTACTGAATTTTGTACAGCAGTTCCGTGTGTGTAAATAAATTGTGAATATTGTGAACCGCCACTTCGTACAGTAAAAGGCAAACCAGTAATTTTAGCTGCACCACTTGCACTACTTATTGATACACTTCCAGTATGATAAGTAACATAAACTACATCACCTATTTTTGTGTACCATCCTGTTGCTTCGTGACCTGATGCAGTACACCCTTGAAAACCCGGACTCCAAGTACCTTCCTCATAATCGTTTAAAGTATTGGCTGTTCCTGTTCCACCTACTTTAAGTCCACCTGATAGGTAGAGGTCTTTGTAACGACCAGCAGCCTCACCTAAATCTACTGCTCCATCTAATTTTGCACCTGTAGTAGCGTTTACTGTATAAATACTGTTATCACCATCGTGAAATCTAATTCCAGTATCACCAGTTCCTATTGTTAAATCACCATTTTCCTGACGAAGAGTGCCAAACTGTGTGCCACCATCTTTTAAAAATATATCTCCACCATCTGCATCAAGAATAATATCGCCACTTACATCTAGTGTTAAATCTCCTGTGTGGGTAGATGAGATTAATGTGCCAGTATCATCAGGTAATGTTATCGTTCTATCCGTACTCGTATTAGGAGCAGTTACAGTTAGTACCCCTGTTCCTGAAGCGTGTCCTTGAATTTTTACTTTAGCCATCTATATCTCCTATACGATTACCCAAGTGCTACCAGTTGGAACTGTAACTGAATAACCGCTTGAAATTGTTATTGGACCTGCACTCATTGCGTTATTACCACTCGTAATACTGTAGTCAGCATCAATCGTGTGTTCGTGTTCGTATAAGCCTTTATCTGTGGTGTTTCCTCCACCGACCGCTGTCCATCCAGAACCATCATATATTTCTGCACTGGTGTCTGTGGTGTTCCATCTTATGTAACCTGCACTTGGTGAGCCATCTCTTTGTGCTGTTGTACCTGCTGGCAGAGCACCCGAACCTGTTGCTGAAGTCTTAGTTACTACTGTTGCTGAATCTACTGCTACATTATCCCAGCTAGAACCGTCATAAACTTTCATTCTATCTGTACTCGTATTAAAGTACATATCACCTTCTGTTAAGGCATCACCATCATTATCTAATGTAGGGTCGCTTGATTTAGCTCCTAAATAAGTATCATCAAACGAATCTGCTGACGCTGCTGCTGCTGCTGCACTCGCTGCTGCTGCTGTGGCACTAGAAGCTGCGTTGGTTTCAGCAGTTTCAGCATTAGTTTCAGCAGTTTCAGCGTTAGTTTCAGCCGTCTCTGCTGCTGTCTTAGCTGTTTCTGCAGCTGTCTTAGCTGTTTCTGCAGCTGTTTTAGCAGTTTCAGCTGCTGTTTGTGCTGTTTCAGCATTTGTTTCTGCAGTCTCTGCATTTGTTTCGGCTGTTTCAGCGTTAGTTTCAGCCGTCTCTGCAGCTGTTTTAGCTGTTGAAGCAGATGATGCACTGGAAGCTGCTGCTGTGGCACTTGTGGCTGCATCCGTTGCTGGAGCATCCCAAGAAGAGCCATTATAAAATCTTATATCATTAGCAGTAGTATTATAATACATCGCTCCTTCTAAGAGAGCGTTACCATCGTTATCTACCGTAGGGTCGGAAGCTTTTGAACCTAAGAATCTATCATCAAAAGTATCTAGTGCAGCTTCAGCTGCAGCCTGCGCTGTCTCTGCATTTGTTTCTGCGGTTTCAGCATTAGTTTCAGCTGTTTCTGCAGCAGTAGCTGATGTAGCTGCAGCAGTAGCTTTAGTAGTTGCTAGTGCAACCTGAGCTGTTGCCAGAGTAACCTGTGCAGCTCCGTTTGTAGTAGCTAGAGCAGCTTGTGTAGCAGCTGTTGTAGCACTTGCAGCTGCATTTGTTTCTGCTGTTTCAGCATTAGTCTCCGCTGTTTCAGCGTTTGTTTCTGCTGTTTCAGCATTAGTCTCCGCAGTTTCAGCATTAGTTTCTGCTAATTCTGCTGCAACCTGTGCTGCCAGAGCAGCTACTTTAGCAGCTTCTGTATCTGCAATTAGTGCATCTAAGTCATAACTATCAGCAATTACTGATGATGTTGCAATTCCATATCCTCTATCAATAGCCATAACTACATTCTCCTACGCATACGTTTGACCGCTAAGTATAATCTCTGTTTTCTAGTAAGTCTCATCTATAATCTCCTAAGTTTAATGTGAAACACTCCCCATAAAGAGGAGTGCTTCGTGGTTAAACTTACGATGTAAGTTCCTGTATTGAACCCGGACGAATAACCTTAGTTCCGTACACTGTGTCAGCAGTAAATAAATCTGCAAGATACTCTTGCTTATACTGTGTTTGGGTACGAATCCCTTGTTGTGTTGCTAAGACGTGGGCATCTCTTTGGAATAAGAAAGCCTTCTCAGTATTACCAGTACCTACTTGTGTAGTCATATAAACGTCTACTCCGTAGATTGAACCGATTTTACCTGTCTTAATAGCCGAACCATCACCTATGAACGCTTGTTCAGTGAAACGCTCTTCACCCAAAAGTGCAGTCATACAAGATGGTGTAACGAGTAGAGAACGTCCATCTAGAGGCACATTTCCATCGTTAAGATTTTCGAGTGCTACTAAGATAGAAGCATCCCAATCTGTTACACTTGTAATAACCGCATTACCGCCAGTTAGTGCAGAAGCACCATCCATATCAGTAATGATTTGAGAGTCCACATTTCGAGCTAGCGCATACCCGGCGTCATCGGTATAAAACTTTCTCATTGAGTTCAACGCCTGAAGACTAGCGATGTCTTCAATCTGTGTTGACCATTCGAAATGTTTGTCGATGATTACTTCTGTATCAGTAGCTGTATCGGTAATGTAGGTAACCGTTGCATTAGCTGCCTTCGCAGTAGCACTACTCCTTCCCGGCGTTGGGATGTGGATTCTATCTCCTTTCTTCCCTTTGTGGTTTAGGCTTCGTACTAAATTGGCTGCAACTAGATTTGACTTGTAAGTAGCAACTACTTCATCCGACCAAATTTCTGGGATGAAGACTGCACTCGTAGTCTTTGTCATATTTGCCATTTTAATTAACTCCTATAAGTTATATTAGCATTATTAAACAACCCTTCCATCTGCATAAGCCTCGTATATCTCATCTTGTAACGACTCATACCGAGTAGGGTTTTCCATTTTTAAACGGATGAGGTCAGCTCGTCTGTACGTCTTACCTCCTCCTTTTGAGCCTGAAGATGTTCTCGATTCTGTTGTTCCTGCTTTAAGAGCTTCTTTCCTATTAACTTCTGCTTTCTGCTTGACTTCTTGAGTCTTACTAATCATAGACCTATCTTTCCAATTGGTCAATAACTCGTTAGCAGCATCAAAGTTGTAGGCATCTGCTGCTTGAAACATTTGCATACGAATCGGACTACCTTGTACCCATTCCTGAAAACCTTTGTCTTGTATGACATTGGAAAAATCAGGATGTGTTTGCTCCAACTGTGCTTTAGCTCCGGCTTGCGCCTGTTCAGCTTGAAACTGTTGGAACTGCTGAAACTTAGGGTGATTTTCTATGATTTGATTAACAGCCTTATTAGGGTCATTAAAAAATTCATCAGAAGTATCATTATCTTGAGTTTCTAATGGAGTGTTATCTTGCGGATTATGCTGTCTTGCAACTTCAGCTTGTAGGAAACTATCGGATAATTTTCTTAACTCTCCAACTTCTTGTGCTTTACGACCAAGTTCTTTTTCTAAGTTAGTATAACTATCTATAATATCTTCTGTAGACTTTCCGGCAAATTTAGAAGGTATCTCTGGAGCTTCGGTTTGGGTTCCTTCCGAAATATTATCCTCTGCGGAGCTCTGTATATCTTCTACACTATCTGTTATCGTACTTTCGTCTATATTAGAAATTTCTACGTTAGATTCTTCTACTGCTGCTGATGATTCTTGGGAATCAGCGTCCACTACTATATTACTCATAATTGTATCTCTCTCCGCCCTCTAGGGGTTATGAAGTTATTAAAATGGTGGGGCTATAAATCTAGTTCTTCCACCGCTAGTTTAGTTGCCTCTTCTAAAGCAATCATCTGCCTTAAAATTGACACCTGACCCTTAGCGAACCAAAGGTCTCTTTCAGACTCTATTGAGTCTAATTTGTTATATATTTCCTTGAGATTTTTTAATTCTTCAATTAAGTCTCTCCAACCATCCTGTTCTACTAAATCTGTTCTATTTCTGTAGAATTGTTTAGTTCGGTCGTCTACTGTTTCTTCTTGCGTTTGCATAATTTAAAACTGTCTCTGATTTAAGATGTTCTACTTCAGGTATATTCCTCTGTGTCTCTGAAACTTGCTTATCAATGTCAACTTTCATCTTTTCCATCTCTATCAGTTTCTTTTGTAAGCCCATAATTCTCTCTTGTAAATCAAGTTCACTTTGAGGTTGTGAAGCTCCTGCATCTGCTTGATGCTTCATAGCTTTTGCTTGTTCTTCTTGTGCTTCTGCTAATGTCTTTTGTATCTCAGCTTTCTTCTGCTCCATATCCAACTGCATAGTCATCTGTTGTATCTGCTGTTGTTCAGGATTAGGCTGCATACCTTGCATAAGTGATTGTACCACTTGGTCTCTATTATGGATACTAGAGTTCTGAAAGACTGCTAACAACAGGACATTGAAAGCGGGAGAGTCTTTCGGAATTGACTGTAGCATCTGTACCATCTGTTGCATTTCGAGCTCTTTAGCCATAATACCCATAGTAGAGTAAGGTACGAACTTGTAATCACTGACTGGATATCTTTCGACATCAAATTGTATCTTCCTCCACATACTCTTATTAATCATTGGTATGAGGAATGTATTCTGAAAATTCATTAATGTGCGTTTCTGCCTTTTAATTGAGGCAGATTGAATCATAGACATACCACTAGATGTGGCTCTGTCAGGGACTCCTGTATCAGCGGAACCAGTACCCATTTGAATCATATTTTGTAGTGAAGCTACTTGATTATAGGTATGTTGGTCTGTCTGACCTAAACTTAGAGGCATAATTGCCTGTCTCGGGTCCCCATTAGTAAGGATAGTCTTGCCGGGACGAACTTCAAGTTTTATTCCACGAGGTAGTCGAGTCGCGTCGGCAGCTACCATTGGAGTTGTTGTGAGTGCTAAAGAGTCAATTCTCGCCCTCATTTCAGCGTCTAAAGCCTTTTGTGGGTTATAACCTTTCTCACAAACACCTCTACCCCAGAACTTATTTGGTACGATGTCGTGTTGATAACTGACAAAAGGTCTGTCAACCATCATAAATGGATTCTCTTCTGCCCTTAGAATATGTTCATCATTAGCTATTGTAACAACAGCTTCGACTAATTCATCTTCATCATATTCAAAATCCTCTACATCTACTTTAGAGTCCAAGAATTTTCTAGGTACTTTACCCCAATACTCACATAGTTTAATTTGGTCTGAAGCATCCCTACTTATATACTCAGGGTCATAACCTATTTGAACTACATCAGTATCCGCTTGAATATCTACATCTCTGTATACTCCATTAGCTATACCTTCAGATATAACATATCGTGGCTTATATACTTCGTGGGCGACACCTAAAGCTTCATTTATTGAATTAGCACTAGGGTCTATAATAAATTCTTTTGGTGAGACAGCCTCTAGCCTTACATCTACATTAGAATACTCCTCAATCTCTCTAGATGTAGTTAGTGTTCCTTCTACTGGTATCTCTACAGGTCGTCTCTGTACTTTTTCTTCTGTAATTATTTTTGCAATACCTGTGCCATATATAGCACCATTAAGAAATACTTCACATAAGGCATCTTTAGCACCTGTAGATTCTAAATCTTCTTGTAATAGACCACGAATATATTCTACATCTTGCTTATCTTCATCTAGTTGGTCATCTTGGATGTCAAACCAACGCCCCCTACCAAATGTAGCCTCTTCGAGCTCTGCTACACTAGCCTCTACTGCTTGTTGTAAGGCTGGAGTTATAATCTTAGACTTTTCTGATGCTCTATTTTTATCTTCTAAGGTCCACATACCACGCCATAGACGATAGTATTCATCCCAAGGTTTAAGATAATTATTATCTCTATGGTTTCTCCACTGTTCTAATCGGCTGGATAGCCATTTAGCCAGTGCTTGGAAGTGTCTCTCTGAATCGTAATTTTTTGCCATTAATATCCTGCTATTTCATCAAAAGGTTTCCATTCTTCATCTAATTCAATAGTGTGCATAAAATCTGCGACACTTACTTGGTCTATGTACGCCAACGAGTCAACCATATCATCGTGTGTACCACTTGTTGGAAATTCTAATAGTTGAGATTCAAAATCTCTATTCCAATGACCCTTATTAAATGTAATCTTACCGTGCTCTAATCTTCCTTGTAAAGCCCAAGTAATTCTATCTGCTTTCTTCTTACCACCGTGAGTTACATCTGTTACTACAATCCATCTACTCTGAGAACGCATCTCATCTTCTAAATAAGGTAGTATGGCATTCTTTAACGCACCAGACTCAATTCCTACAATAGTTGCTTTATTTTCAATTGCAACCTGTAGTATCTTAGAACTTGTCTCTTTAATATTCCACCTGCCGTGGAGTATATCCTTAACCCACCACTCATCATTATGAATTTTAACGATAGCAATCGAAGTCTCATCCAGTTTACTACCTTTGAGACCACGTTCTTTCTCCACTTTCTCAAATCCTGCAGGGTCAACCGCGATAACATAATTGCCTTCTTTAGGCTCTTCTTTATCATATTTTATCCACTCTTGTTTAAATATACCTCCTGTAAAGGAGACAAAACTAGCTTCAAATTCTTGTCTGAAAGCTTGTGTACTCATAGTATCACGAGCTGTCTTAATCTCTTTAGGGTCGAGGATAGGATTATCTATTGAAGTATATTGAAATGCCTCCCAATCTTCATTCTTCTCATCCTTAGCCTCTTGCCATATATCGTAGAAGTGATTCTTTCCAGCTGGTGTACCAATAAAGAGCGCACCACCTTTCACATCTGCAAGCGTAGGTCTTATAATCTGTTCCCACACTTCGACCTTCATAGAGGCATATTCATCGAGGACTACATATGCAAGTCCTATGCCCCTCAGAGTATCAGGTCTATCACTACCCTTCAAACTAATTCTTCTACCGTTGACCAGAGTCATAGTAGCTGTATTTTCGTGGGTTGACTCTATAAGCTCAGTATCCTCTAAGAGCTCTTTGAGCATATTCCACATAATATCTTTAGCCTGTTGGAATGTAGGACCTATATAAAAGACATCCTTACTTTCCGACTGAAGAGCCTTAATAATAAGTATCCAAGCTGCTAATCTGGACTTACCGAAGCGTCTTCCCGCACTTACAACCTTAAATCTAGCTGGGCTATTAAAGATTTCTAACTGTGCCGGATGTAATTGTACATCTAGCTCTTTAGCCATTAGCTATACTTACTATTGTTTTATCTACAGTTTCTTCATCTATTATCACTCCATCTTCATATGTGAGTTCTTTTTTATCTCTCTCTTCAATCTCTACTTTCTTAGCCTCGAGACCACCAACATTGATAATTACGTTACCCTTATCTTCTGAAGACCTAAATTCGACTGCCTTTGTTGTAGGAATGATTCTATCCATACACATTTTAAGACAGGTCCTATCACCTTCGAGTGCCATATCTACTACTTTTTGGACTATTTCTGGTCCTTTTGTAGACATCAACTCTCTACTTAGAGCTGTAAACTTATTTATACTCCCTTTTGGTCTCCCATTAGGGTTTAAAGACTTCATTCCTTTGTACAGATTGGGCGAACCCTTATGTTTTGTAGACATCCTATTCTCTCTCCTTAGTTATACTATAGTTTCAGCTAAAGAGGGATATTTAGAAGGATAATAAAGGTTATTTCTAAGTGAAGCCTTTAGGTGAATCTTTAATGTTTATTTATAGTAATATTGTAGCATACTTTTAGTGATAAGTCAATAGTAAAAGTGAATTTAGTTACTAAAGTCTCTTCCCGCACCTCCATTTTCTAGAAATACTCTAGTAAATAGCTAAAATACCCCAAATTCCCTCAGATTTGCCTGTGAGCCTAAATTTAAATTATCACGAGAACACTTGGGTGTCCCTCCCTATGGGACTTATCGTAACTTTGGGACTAAGCTGAAGTTTCAAGGGACTAAGCTGGGACTAAGCTGGAAAACCTAGGGACTAAGCTGGGACTAAGCTGAAGTTTCAAGGGACTAAGCTGTAAATCGTGCGAAATACTCGAATCTAGAGTACTTAGGGGATTATCTAAGGGCTTACTATGTTTATCTCGAGAAGTCTCGAATGTTACGCGGGGAAAATTCTCGAGTGAGTACACTCACAAATACATATGTGAAGAAAAGAGAACGTGAGTATGAATCTTTAGCACTTCTAAACTTGTCACCGGTGACGACATTGGAAGACATAACAAAACTAAATTATCACGATTGTATGTACACGCGAAAAAATTACTGTATACTCAGGGACAAGTTGAGCAATTTCGCGAGACTATAACAAGCGAGAATATATGAAAAAACAAAATGACAAAATGACAGATACACAAATAATTGACGCGGTGTTAGACACAAGTTTAGCCATTGCACAAGGTGAAGACTTTGTGACTGACGTTATCAAAAAGGTTGCAAACAATAAGACCTTCAAGGCAAAATTTTTGAAGACTCTCAATACCAAAAAAGCTACATTAACTAAGGACGACTTGACTACCTTCGGTAAGCAGATTCACAAAATGCAAAAGTTAATTGCTAAAGGTAACACTCAAAAAGCAATATGCGAGCATTTGAAATTAGACTCGAAAGAGGTCAAGTATTCGATTCGTATCGTTAAAGAAGACGATATCAAAAGTGGTGCTTATACTGAAGAGCAACGCGGTACATACTGCGAGTTTTTTACCGACAAGGAGCCGGCTGAAGAGCCAGCACCATTAAAATTAATGGAAGTCATTGCGAATTGGGAAGAAGAGAACGAGCCGTCCGGCTTAGCGAATCCAGACCGACCAGCTTTTAACAATCAGCTACTGGAAGCTAAAGCATACTTGACCGGTAAGACTGTCGGTATGACAGTACAAAAGTAATACCAGCTGAGAGTCCCAAAAAGCCCCGTTAACGCGGGGTTTTTTTTGTCTGTAGCATATTGCATACCTTAGCAAGAAGAGTATCATTACAAGTAATTCAACAAAGCGAGAGAGAGGTATATACATATGAAATTTACAAAACAATATAACTTGCTGTCTGTCGGAAGCAATGCAAAAATCAAAAAGCCGGATACCGGTGAAGAGTACATAATAGCCGGACTATCGTTAATGCCGTCCGATTGGGTCGAAGGTATTAATGTCTGTCCGATGTCCGACTTAGCAGGATGCAAGAAGCCGTGCTTAGTCTCAGCGGGACGCGGTAATATGCCGACAGTGGTGAACGCGCGTACTCGAAAGACTGAGTTATACAGGGACGACCGTTCAACATTCTTTGCAATGCTAAGAGGCGATATTCACGCCTTCATTTACGATTGTAAGAAGCGGGATGTAAAACCGGCAATTAGATTAAATGTAATTAGTGATATCAATTACATAAAAATTATTGAAGACTTTCCGGAAGTGACTTTTTACGACTATACAAAAAATATCAAATGGCATAAGAAGGACGCACCGGCTAACTATCATTTGACATTTAGTTATTCGGAAGCTAACCCTAAGTATATGAAGTTATTCGAGCCTGTATGGAAGACTAACTATAATGTCGCTGTAGTCTTTAAGGGTAAGACCCTGCCTAAGACTTTTAAGGGTCGCAAGGTCATTAATGGTGACTTGACCGACCATAGGTTTTTAGACCCTAAAGGCGTGGTCGTAGGTCTTACGGCTAAGGGTAAAGCTAAGAAGGACGACAGCGGGTTCGTTATAGACCTATTGACTATCTAATCTAATAGGCGTATCGTTTGTTCTTAGTTACATTGTTAGAAGTTGTCACCGGTGACAGCATTTAACAAACTTTTAATATCACCGGCATAAGGAAAAATATATATGATAAATATTTACCACGACAGCTCGACACCTAAAAAATCATTCTTTCACTTTGATATTTTAGGTCTAAAGTTTAGACTAAAGACTTATCCGAGGGTCTCTATTAAGAAGTATAATGTCTATGCAGACCGTCAAGGCTATGGTCTAAACTTTGGCAAGCGTAATTTCAAAGTATATACCGCTTAAGAGCTATAAAAACTAAGGGCTGACTTCGGTTAGCCTTTACTCTTTATAACTTTAGCGAGGTGTTATTATGAAGGAGATTTAACCCATAGTAAGGCTAAGGTCGGTGCGAGAAGTACGCGAGAATCGAATCCTCGTAAGCCTATTTCACCGGTCTTACCCTCAAAAGCATTAAAACTAGTGTTTTTCAGAGTAAGATAAAAAATAATAACTAAAAGACTAGGAGGTCTTATGAATAAAATTAGCAAGGAGTTTTTGGACTTATCAGAAAAAATAACTGATACTGAACCGACGACCGAACAATTACTAAAGAGATACAAAAATTCTAATGGTGAGAACTATGTACTAGAGGACTTACCATTTGATGACTTGACGTTCTTCGCTGAGCCGGAGGTAATCGTCAATCCTTACTCAGGTGTTAAGGTTACTCTAAACCCTATTGAGGTGGCTATCTATGACGCCACTATGGGTGCTTATCACATACATATCGACTTAGGCAAGGTTGCTAAGTATGATGATGCTAAACACTGGTATAGGGAATTTTACAAAGGCAAAAATTGGTTCATTGAGAACAACATTGACGCCTATATGAAACTAATAGACTAGGAGGTCTTATGGAATTTAGTATATATTCAGATGATGTCAGAGATTTTGATGATGCTGTCGATAGAAAATTTGATATTAGAAGTGAGTACGGTTCAACTATCTTTGACGACAGAGGTAAGTTGAGCGTAGAGAATTTCGAATATACTGTCGAACCTCAAACTTATCTGGCTGTAATGATAGACCTGCAAGAGCAGGTTGATAATCTCAGGAAAGATGTCAAGCAGTTAAAGAAAATCGTAGGCTGGACTTGTGGCTATGATGATAATGGCTGGGATGTCGATAAATCTCTCTCTAAGAGAGTTAAATCTCTCGAGGAGCAAGTGGAGGTGTCTAGTGAATGAGAAATCACTAATAAGCAGACTAGCGGAGGCTTACAATAAGACCGCTTATACATACTTTGTGACTGATGGTGAGGGTAACTGTATGGCAGAGGGTATGACCGAGGTAGACGCTAGGGTCTATGCTATGAAATATGGTTACTCTATTGGTAGGACAGAGGTAAATAGCAGTTCACCGGTGAACCTCAATTCTGAGGGTGTAG